CCATTATAGTATTCCAATGCCGATGAATTTCTTTGCAATGTCCCTGTTGTAGATGGACTAGCCTCCTGATCTGTAAACGTAAAACTAGCCTGTGTCGTGCTTCCAATCGCTATAGTCCCCGATCCTGCACCTGCACTTCCTGAATGGGCATGAGTAGATAACGCACTCAGGTTATCTTTGACGTGCGTATTCAATTGTACCGCTGTGACCATTTTAGGACTCCAGCTTAATGGGGTTGTCCAAGCCATTTATTGCTCCAGTTTTGGTGGTGCAGATTCCATTTTATATTTTGTCAGTTCTGCGGTCAGTTCTGAGTTTTGTCTCTCAAGAACTATTCTTCTTAACTGCTCTCCTGCTAAAACATTTATTTCGATCAGCTTAATAATATCTTCCTCAAGAATCTTATCAATCACGTTATCCCTCCAATGATTTAAAGATTAAATAGGCTCCTATGCCTATTCCCAAAATTGCCGAAATCAATATCAGGCTGGGAATTTGCTTGCCCTGTTTTTCGGCTTTTATTCTTTTCATTTTAGCGATAAACTTTTTCTCTGCATCAGGATTGGTTGACCATATATTTCCAAATGTTGTCATAACTGAACCAGTTGTAAAATTACTGCCAATAATAGCAGAATCGAATTGAATATCAAGACCGATCTCATCCATGTTAACTGTTTCTCCATTCTTTTAATTGATGGAGAAATCTGCACACTGACCACCTGAGTTAATCGATCTATGTCTATACTCATTGTTATTCAGTGACTAATACTTCGTTATTCAGTGACTAATACTTCTCTAACTTCCCATCCGAAATATGTATGTCCATTTTCCCAGACGTGATCTGCTGAGTATTTTCGGATGGTGACTTTATTAGCTGCCAGTAGGGTTGTCATGCCCGGATTTACAGGATCACTTCCTGTATCTGGAATGTTATAACTAGAAAGAGCCATAGCCATCAAACATCCAAATTTATCTATAGACATCCTCACGCCGCCTTCTATGACAGCGTCCGTTATCGATCGTTTATGGCTTATCATTCTCAATGCATTTAACGCATCTCTCGGCAGTTCAATCGGTGAAAGCGTTAAATAATTCATAGCCGTAAATAGAGGTTCATTCGTTGTTGCATGTAGCTTCGGAATTCCATTCTGATAGATCAAAACATTTGATCCTTGAATGGATATATCTGAGAATCTGATATCTGCATACCTAGCATCCGCAGTTGCATAGAAGTTATCTAGGAACGTATTCCAATCAGTTTCTATTGCATTTAAATCGTCTATTGTTGGTGATGTATTATCTATATATGGCATATTTCCTCTTTTTTGTTATTCGCTAATCTGTACATATCCGACTGTATATCCTTTTGTGCCAGAACCAGTTCCAGTCATTTGCAAATATGAACTATTATCAATAAAAATTGTACAGTTGAAATATAGTGTTCCACTGACGAAAAGACTTGCCCTCATCGCCCCAGTTGCCCCACCTATGTATCCTAGTTCGCTTCCTGCACTATTTTTTAAATTTATATAGTTTGTAGCAGATTGATATTCAGCAGTACATTCCTTAATAACCATACTGACTCCTGCTGACGGCTGAAATGTAACAGTGTCTGTTGTTAAATAATATGAACCTATTGTGTAATCACCTTGTGCCATTTTTATTGCTCCTAATCTGTTTGAATTCCGCTCATATAATAGGGTTTATTCGACACACCAGTACCATCAATGACAACATATTTGGCATTAGTCATAAGTTGAGTTCCGAACCACTCGACCTGATCCTGAGCATCCCAACCCCATCCGGCAGCCAATGCATTCAACTGGGGTGAGGCGGAGTTAGTACTTCTAATAGCGTATCCGCTTTGATTTTCAAGGGTTATATAATTTGTACTGGAGAGATAAGTACCCTGACAGCTTTTCAAGGCCATCTGAACTCCTGCCGATGGTTGAAAAGATACATTTCCTGATGTGACATTCGCTGTCCAGATAGTTACATCACCTGTAGCCATGATTACTCCTTCTATGCACCAACAGATAGTGCATAAACATATGATTGGATTTGAGTCGCTCCACCGCCACCTGCTGTTGCCCATGAAAGCGTAGAGGAACCGTCAGTAGAGAGAACCTGATCGGCATCTCCATCTGCTAGGGGTAATACATAACTGACGCTTTCTGTGGCGTTACCAGCCTTAAAGCCTGTGTAATGCGATCCTAAATCGGTATCTTCAAGTATTCTTAGTTCACCTGATCCTGCGGCATTACCACCAAGGGTAACAACGCTTTCACTGGCATCTATTCTCATTACCTCGTTGGCTGTACCGCCATCATTAGCAACAAACACAATGTCTGCATCGGATGTTCCTGATTTAATTGTCCACGTACCAGACGAGTTACTGAAGTCCAGTCCCGTGCTATCGCCAGAACCTGCCTTAAATGTAATATTATCTCCGTCAGCATCGAGGACTATGTCTGTTGATGAATCAAGGGTTAATGCTCCAGTAGAATTTACGGTAATCGGGCTTCCGGCCAGTGTTGCCCCTGTTGTACCATCATGGATGATAGTGAAGTCATTCCCTGCACCCATATTGAAAACAGAAGAATCAGAATTAAGAGTTAGGTCATCTGTAAGTGTTAAGTCTGTAAACTGTGGGCTATCTCCCGTGCCTACCCCTATAGAAGTCCTAAGAGTCGCACCACTTTCTGCTACAGGGTCAGTAGCACCATCCCCGACTATCATCTCGCTATCAGCAAGTACAGCCATAGCAGTGACTGCACTTGTACCAGAGCCTAGAAGCACTCCACCATCCGTCAGGTCTGAGGCTCCAGTGCCACCGTAGGCTACCCCGACATCAGTACCCTGCCAGACTCCTGTCGCAATCGTGCCAACAGCAGTAATAGCTACCCAATCGGGAATACCTCCTATGACGGTTAGAACTTCATTTGTTGAACCGATTCCCAGTCTTGTAAGCTGAGTAGCACTAGAAGCATAAACTACATCTCCAGTTGCCTGAGAGTTAAATACGTGAGTACCTATGCCCTCCCACTCACCCTGCGTAAGTTCAGTTCCTACGCTTCCATGTATAAATTCATTTGCCATAATTATTATCCTGTTTCAATAATTCCCTGATAGCCACCACGTCTGACTCCATCACGGATTGCTTCTCCAACCTTCTGCTCGAAATCGTCAAAGCCATAAGTAGGCCCGTTAATATTGATAGTTATTCCACCTGCTCCTCCCCCTCTGCCTAGAGGAATAACGGCCTCTGGGCCATTTTCGCCAATCATCGCTAGTGTGGGCTTATTTACTATTCCCCCTGAAGCCAAACTGGGGATTTCAGGAATGTTGATTTCAAAACCTTTGCCGCCAACTTTGGGAACCCAATCGGGAATTTTGAAAGAGATTGAATTCATTCCACGGATCAGAAAGTTTATTGCTCCGATCCAGAGGTTCACGTATCCCTTAATGCCTTTCCAAACCAGTTTTACAACATCGCCCATGCCATTCCAAATCGTTTCCCATTTACCCTTCAGGCTATCTAATGCTACAAATATAAAGTCCTTCACCGATTGAAATACTGGTTTAATTTTCGTAAGTCCTTCTTTGAATTTCTCGACTATTTTATCCCAGTTTTTCCAAATTACAATACCTAAAATTATTGCTGCGCCAATCCCGATTATTATTAGTCCAATTGGCCCCATAGCCAAATTCAGGGCAGACATCGCTAACGATTGGAGCCAAGTTGCAGCGGTAGCGATCTTTTGAGATGCTGCCATTGCAGATATTCCAGTTGCAATCGCAGGAAGCATTACGACCATTGGCCCCATAGCATTTGCAAAATCCCCTATGGGGGTTAAGGACTCCTTGACCTTGTTTTTCATTATGTCGAATTTGTCTGATGATGTGAGTGTGGCTTCACCAAGTTCCGCTACCTTGCCCTCAGAATCACCCATTGCATCAAGCATCTTATCCAGAGAGAATACACCCTTATCAATAGCATCCTTGAACCTAACTCCTGCACCTGCTCCGAAATTATCTACGGCAATCGCCATCCCGTCGGTATCCGATTCTGCATTCTTTATACTGTCAATCATCTCCGCAAGTCCAGCGGATATATCGGTTACTCCCTCTTTTGCCAACTTCCCAATTGCGGTATTAAGTCCGGGCATCATCTTGGATGCCGACAGACCTGCCTCTTCCATGTTTGCTACTAACGCCGTGGCTTCATCTAGGTCAAAACCCATATCCGCTAATTGAGGCCCAAATTTCACAACTGTGTCGGCCAACTCAGTCATCGGAACGCCAACGGCCTGTGAGACTGTTAACAGCTTATCTAATTGCTTTCTGGCCTCCTCTGCTGGTACACCAAATGCAACCATAGAGTCGGCTACAGCCTTAATCATTGGTTGGGCATCCTCACCCATCGCACGGGATACATCTAGAAAAGCCTTGGTAACGTCCTCAAGCTGGTCTCCTTCAAGGCCCAGTTCGGTGTTTAAATCCGCAATCACGCCTGATACCGTTGCGGCATCTTGCGGAACATCCTTCCAAACATTCTTAAATGATTCTGTAAGACCTTCTAGTTGTTCCCCTGTAGCACCTGTTCCTGCTGCTATAGTATTCGTAGCTTCTTGGTATTCTTCCCCAAGTTTTGCTGCCGCTGCACCTGCTAACGTCAAGCCTCCACTAGCCTGAGCAACGCCCTTCATCGCCTTTTGCATCTTACCGCCCATGCCTTTGACGTTCGATTCTGCCTTTTTAGTATCGGCATCAACTGTAATTGTGACAGTATTAGCCACTCGGTTTCTCCTCGTTTTGACCGACAATATCTAGCATTCTAAGTATCCCTACATCCTCGGACATAACCTCTGACGGAAGGCAACTGTATCGCTGACATAGACCGTCAACAATTTCTGCCGCCTCTAACTCTATCGGCTTGGTAATTGGTCTACCATCCCGATCAGTACCGCCCTTTACAGATTTCCATCTGGCTATACCGAGGCTAAGACTTCCCCCGATTTAGTCACCGCATCACTCCATGCTATAAGAATAGCCGTTCCCATAGATGGAGGGAGGGTTAGAAATCCTGCGGCATCAACACTCAATGTAGTGCCGTCTTCATCCTGTAGATTCCAGCTATCGAGAATCGTATCACCGAACATAGAGAATGCTTCTCTGAGATCAGCGGCTTTAGCCTCTCCCGACCCAGCTAATTCCTGTAAATCCAAGAATGTTCTGAGGTCTACATCAAGACGAGCCTCGATATGAAGTCCAGCGTATTCTGGTTGCTTAAAAACAAGGATTGCTCTACGCCTCTGGATTCTAAAAGGTTTAACTCCGTTAGCGGATGCCTTTGTTGCATTTACCATTAGGCTACCGTAGTCCAAGCTGGAACCGTTCCACTTTGCAAATTCAATGTAACCGACCAGCTTAGTGTGCCGTCACTAGCACTACTCGTGATGCCATAACTGTTGACTAGCATTTCCATTGCCAATTTAGGATTAGTGGACGTATTGCCTCCGATCCTTATATCGACTGTCCGTGTTCCCGTTCGATCCTTAAAAACGTCATGGGCTTTATTGGATGCGGCATCGAATGTTCCATTTAGAGTAATATCAGCATCTGACATCCCTGAGATTCGCTCCCTCGCTGACTTATCAATTCCTGTAACATCAAGAAGCTCATCGGCGATATTAATGCCGTAATCTGCTATATCATTACTGATATCACGAGGGGTTCCACCACTGTCGTCCACTGCCACGTAAGTGCCTATACCTGTCTGCTTTGCCATCTGAAGACCTCCTATAGTCTAATAAATCCTATTGCATATGTTAATGATCCCGATGATGCGTCCAGTACAACCCTTTGTCGTACATACCTATTTAGTGTGCCTGTAAATTCCGCCCTAGCGGCACCGATCCCGTCTGATGCGGTAACGGTAGCCGTTGATACATCCGTCCATGTTGAGTCATCAGTAGAGTGTTGAAGGTTCAAATGCCACCGAGCATTACCGCCCACAGCACTCAACGCTATC